AGAGTATAATATATATTGTGAAGGAGAGGGGTAATTCCCTCTCCATTTTTGGAAAATAAAATAAATGAAACTATTCGGCTTCGAATTCCAACGTAAAGTTCCTGTTGATACAACTCCGTCGTTTGCTCCGAAAGAAGCAGATGACGGAGCAGTTATTGTTGCTGCTGGTGGTGCTTATGGGACTTATATTGACCTAGACGGAACGGTAAGAACCGAAGCCGAGTTAGTAACTAAGTACAGAGAAATGTCTCTACAGCCTGAAATTGACTCGGCTGTAGATGAAATTGTTAACGAATCAATTTCAATAGATGAACAAAACATCGTCAGTATCATTCTCGACAACCTTGAAGTTACAGACAAGGTTAAAAAAGCTATTCGAGACGAATTTAAAAACGTTCTAAACATACTCGACTTTCAATCAAGAGCATATGAGATCTACCGCCGCTGGTACATTGATGGTAGATTGTATTACCACGTTGTTATTGATGAAAAGAACGTAAGTGCTGGTATCAAAGAAGTAAGATACGTTGATCCAAGAAAAATTCGTAAAGTTCGCGAAATAGGAAAAAGAAAAGTTCCTGGTGGAGACGGTCATGAGGCTGTTGTCCCAAAGGTTCAAAACGAATACTTCATCTTCAACGATAAAGGTTTCAACTATGGTAATAAGGTAGTTGGTCCCTCGACAACTGGTATGAAGATCGCAAAAGACTCGGTTGTGTATATCACTTCAGGATTGTCTGACACTCAGGGAACAATGGTTCTCTCATATCTTCACAAAGCAATCAAAGCACTCAATCAGCTTCGTACTCTTGAAGATGCTCTAGTAATTTACCGTCTCGCGCGCGCTCCCGAACGTCGTATCTGGTACATCGATGTTGGTAACTTGCCTAAGATGAAGGCTGAGCAGTACGTTCGCGATATTATGGTCAAGCACAAGAATCGTTTGATTTACGACGGCGCAACTGGTGAAGTTCGCGACGATAGAAAATTCATGACAATGCTTGAAGACTACTGGCTGCCTCGCAGAGAAGGTGGACGTGGTACGGAAGTAACTACACTACCAGGCGGTCAAACGCTCGGTCAGATGGATGACGTTCTTTACTTCCAGAAGAAAATGTATCAAACTCTAAACGTGCCCGTGAACCGTCTCAACTCTGATGCATTGTTCTCGCTGGGTAGGGCAACAGAAGTTACAAGAGACGAACTGAAGTTCTCTAAGTTCATCTCAAGACTTCGCGGTCGTTTCAGCACTTTGTTCACTTCACTGTTAGAAAAGCAGCTGGTTCTGAAAGGTATTATGTCAATTGAAGATTGGCAGAATATTGCTCCGGATATCAGATTCGATTTCACCAAGGACAACTACTTCACTGAGCTGAAGAATACCGAAATGATTCAGAATCGTGCTCAGCTCATGATGACTATGGATCAGGGTGGTCTACTTGGTAAGTACTACTCGCATGAGTGGGCGCGCAAGAACATTCTTCAGCAGTCAGATGACGATATTGAAGAACAAGACAAACAGATTGATGAAGAGCAGGATGATCCTCGTTGGAATCCTCCTTCTCCTATGGATGGAATGGGGAACCCAATGTCTGACGAAGACGGGCAGCCTCCTGATGATGAAGCTCCACCTCCAGAAGATGATGCACAAACTAAAAAAATCAGAGAAGCCGAAGCAACAGTTGATCTTTTAAGTAAAAAAGATAAACGTTCTATACAGGACGAATCTAAATATAGGTCAGCAGTGCAAATATTAGCAAGAAATAAATAAGGGTTATAGACATGACAGAAATTGAAGCTCGGGTAGCAGATCTTATCAAGTTCAGTTCAATTCAGAAGCCTATCGATTTTGAAGACGCTTTCAAGGCTATTCTTCAGGATAAGGTTACTTCGGCGATTGAAGGTAAGAAACAACAAATGGCAATGAACATGTTCGTAAACCCTTCTGATGATTATGAAACTGAAGAAGAAATAGAAACAGACGAAGTAGAGGACCAGGAATATGGCGAAGACGCTTAAAGATATCCTAAACGGCGTAAAAGCCTCCAAAGTCGTACCAGGTTCAACTGGTAAGGATCCCGGTGTTGATTACGCTCCGAAGGCTCCGAACGAACAAGAATTCGTAAAACTACACAAGACTGAGAAACATTCAGATCGCGTTGGTAATACAGATGAGTTGTATCAGGCTACAAACATCAAACATTCTCAAGTTGATGATCCAAAACACGGTTATAAAAAGCCAGAAGATAAAAGTGTAAATGAAGCCGCAAAGTGCAATATGACTGAAGAAGGTGTTTCTTGCCCAGTCCACGAAATGGCTGATTGCTCTACACCAAAAAAGAGTCTGAAAGAAGTTCTTACAAAGAAGACTTCAGCTGGAGAAATCATCAAGGACTTCCGCAAGTCAAAAGATCAGAAGTTCGCTGGTAAGTCAGGCGAAGAACGTCAGCGTATGGCTCTTGGCGCTTATTATAGCATGCACCCAGAAAAGTCAAAAAAGACTAACGAGGGTTTTAATTCGGGAGCTCTACACGGAGTTGGCTCCACCGAAATCGTTGAAGCAACAGATTTGCATCCAGACTACAAACTGGTCAAAACTGGTAAAAAATCAACCACTGCACATCCTGACGGCAAACCGACATACGATCTTCATTATAAAGGTGAAAAGTTAACTTCTATTCATCCTTATTCGGCGTATAAAGATAAAAAAACGCCTGGTTCTCGCGTAGTCGCAAGTCGTACAAACATCACAAAATACAGTGCAAGTCTACCTGGTAGTAAAACGTCAGACCTCGATGATACAACACCTACACACGTAGCTAATAATGTAATCAGACGACATCAAGCATCATTAAAGGAAGATCTAGCAGTTCCTCTACTTGGTGGTTCGGATGACGATGAGTCCGCTGAAATGGCAAAGACGCAGCTGCGCGCTCTTGCAAATAAAGCACTTCATCTTGCTATGAAGCTTGGTGACGAACAGATCATTGAACCATGGGTGCAAGCAAAGATCGCAGTTGCTAAAGATCACGTAAATGCAGTTCATGATTACATGGTCTACGGTGATCATTCAAAAGATAAAGAAAACGAACAAACGGCACCTTACGTCGGTGGCGTTGATATGACCGGTTCACCAAGAAACACATTTCCAAGTTACTCGGTTGACGTAAATACAGGAAGAAACGTATGAATATCATAAAGCCAACAGCAAGTCAGATATCCCTGACTACAGCTAATACTATCAACGGCTCTCAAATTGTTTTTATCAGCACAACAGCAGCTGCTGTGATCACGGTTGCTAACAGCGGCGGAACCATCGGTACATTCACTTTACCAGCAAATCAGTATATTTGGGTTACAAAAACTCCAACTGATACCATTGCTGCTAACGTTGCCGTGTTTGCTACATCTTCGGCGTATAGAGGCTAAAATGAAACTCATTACAGAACTAACCGAAGAGATCGAATACCTCTCAGAAGCCAAAGAAGATGGTTCTAAAGACCATTACATTCATGGTATCTTCATGCAGGCTGACACTCCAAACCGCAATGGTCGTATTTACAGCCTGCCTGTTCTAGAAGCTGCAGTCAATAAATACATCGAGAATAATATCAGTCAGAATAGAGCTTATGGCGAGCTCGGTCACCCAGCTGGTCCTCAGATCAATCTTGATCGTGTTTCTCATATGATTACAGAACTAAAGCGTGATGGTTTAAACTTCATTGGTAAGGCTAGACTTACAGATACACCAATGGGTAATATTGCTAAGGGTCTGTTGAATTCTGGCGCTAATCTTGGTGTTTCTTCCCGTGGTCTTGGTAGGCTGAAGCCAAATAAACAAGGCATTATGGAAGTGCAGGATGATTTCTATCTTGCTACGGCTGCCGATATTGTAGCTGATCCTTCTGCTCCTAATGCTTTCGTCAAGGGTATTATGGAGGGTGCTGAGTGGGTGTATGATGCATCTACAGAATCTTGGTATCAAGAGAAACTACACGAAACGCGTAAAGAAATGAAGAAAATGCGTATGGATGAGATCGAGCAAGGTAAGTTCGGTATCTATGAGAGCTTCCTAAAGTCTCTCTCGTCAAAAACGAAGCTATTATAAA